ATTACAAGATCCCCACCAAAGGATTTTTCTCCCTGGTAAGATTTTGGCTCATCAAGTATCCCTCTTTGTGCAGCAGATAAAAGTTCTTCAATATTCTCGGTTAATGTTTCAGATAAAAATGGTAAGAAAACATCATTATCACCTGCTACCTTTTCGCCCCAGGTAGTCTCTTTTTTAATTCCTATGTGTCCTCTTGCTCCTTGTGGCATTATTTGTCAACTCCTTTCTTTTTAGATTTTTTAACTTTTCTCTTTTTCTCTTTAACCAAATCGAAATAGCCGGAATCTAAATATTTTTTTGCCCTGGCTGGATCATCAGCTATCACAAATTGGCCAGGGACAAAGACCCCGAATCCGACTACTTCTAATTCTCTACTTCGATTATATTTTAATAACATAAGATCACCTTCTTTTTATTCCCTGGTAACAAAGCTCTGTCTTAAAGTTATTTTCATATCAATCTCTACCCCCCGGAAAGGAAAAGAGCTAAAATCGAATCTGGTATCCGGGAAGCTAAAATATAAACATTCATCATCTAAATCAATATGGGCCCCCAGGGCTTTTTTAATATCAAAGTTTAAATCAAGAATCCCTTTATTAGTGGCGTCCCCAACTATCTGTTTATCTACATCGTATATCTTTATATAACCGAATATGGTTAAGGTAAAATTAATCTCTGTATTATGAGGCATAGTTACTGCCTCTTCCGGTGCATTAGTAGGCTCTAATATAATACAGGGAAACATATTTGTCGGGATATTGTCCCGGGTCCCGGCATACACCACTTTAATATAAGGGCTTAAAACAGCATCCTCTTCTAAAATGGTTTTAACCTTATTCCAAATTGTCTCTATTTTCATCTGGTTATTTCCTCTAAATATTCAGTGAAGATATTTACAATATTTTTCTTATCATCTTCCTGGAATAATAAGAATTTCCTTTGTGGTATCTTGGCCGTTCTGGCTTTTTGATGTACCACCATAGCAAATACATCTTCTCCTGCACTTGAAATCCAATGAAGTGCTTTTGCCTTCACAGGACGAATAGTCCTTGCCGGTATTTTAATCGAACCACCCTCTTGATGAATCCGCATATAATCAAGGTTGGTCCCGATCTGTACTTTCTGGTTAGATACTACTTTATAAACGATTGAGCCTTTTCCATGTCCGGTATCCTGTAGGATCTTAGCTCCTTTTCCTTCTTTTCTCCGCATAGCTATAGTCATAGGGGAAAGTGGGGCCCACCTTTTGGGCCTGCCTTCTGCTCTAAAATTTTTATCGATAGAAGAAAGCATTAATATCCCGCACCGCTTCAAGGGGATTCTAAGATCCTTAGCCTTATTCCCGGCTTTTTTTAATAGAGCTTTTACCTTCTCATCATTTTTGATTTCATAACTGATCAATGCCCCGTTAGTCATCGGCCAGATCCTCTAATTTATCAGGATCGGTTCTCCAGTTAGTCTCATCCCTTTCATCGAAAGTCCGTTTATAATCTTTAGTACTCGATTGAACAGCCCCTACTTTTAAAGTAATCCCTTCGATCTGTTTCTTTCCCTCGGCAATTTGTTTAAGGATATCTTTGGCCTCTTTATACCGGTCAATCCACTTATTGGAACTCGGCATTTTACCGGAATATAATCCCCGCATAACATAATAGGCTGCAATATCCTCGGATAAAGATTTTATTATGGCCGGTACAGTCTCCAAAGCGTCAAGGGCAGCCAATAGGTCGGATGAAAAAGCTGCCCTTATTTCTGCGTCAGCCTTAATAATAGCTTTGGCCAATAATCCTTCGGGAACATTACTTGCTGCCATATTCAAATTAGTTAATACATCAGTATCTTCACAAAAAGCCATTTATTATTCCTTCTCTTTTTTTATCTTAATTGAATATTTTTCACCATTAATAATAATTATTAATTTTTCATTATCTACAATCATATTATCTAAATTACCCTCGTTAGATGTAATATTCATGAACGCTTCGAGTATCCAATTAATAAGTCTTACTTTAATAATAGGGTTATTGCTCATAATATTTTCTTGGGGAGTTTAAGGCACTCCCCAAGCCTATTAATTTTTAAGATGCAACCGTAAGTGCTTCTCCTTCGGTAGTACCATATATTTTTAAATCCGTAGAACTACTGGTAAAAGTTCCTCTAATATGAGATTTGTATAATTTACCAGCAGAACCAGCAGCCAATGTTACGTTTCCTGGGAATACTGAATTATGAGCATAAAGATGTCCACTACTCGGTATTGTTAATCCCATTGCTAAACCACAATAAGAATTTCTTAACCAATATCTGACAACCCCTGCTGTGCAAGTAAGCGTGGGTTCTTGACGTTGAACATAAGCACTAAGAATATAATAGGTCATCATATCATCCATGTCGATAGGTTTATTTTCAGCGGTATCTACTTCTAAGACGGTCGTCCCTGGAGCACCTACAAGATCGAATATATCCCTATAGCTTTCACCACGGATACCAAAAGAGAAAACATTCGTGAATGCAATACTATCAAGAACATGGATTGAACCATTCTTCCAGTAAAATCTACCGGCATTATTCACCGTTAACATGGTTTTTCCAGTATGCCCCGCGCCGGGCCCCGCATTGCTAAGCAAACAATCTTCAAATACACATTCTTTTTGTAAGAAATGTGTATTGGCATTAGCACCCAAGAAATTAATTGGGTCCCAGAAATCAATACCCTTGACATACAAATAATGCAGATGATCATTATTAGAATTACATTCAAGGGCATTACCACTTGAAGGATGTACAATCACGCTATGTGGTCCACCCATCGCCATAAGAGAAATATTATATAATGCAGTACTGTCAAGATCTATGGTTTCGACATAAGTTCCCGGGAAGATCATAATTGTATAAGCCAAAATATCAGAATTATCAGCCTTGGCAATAACTGCTTCTATTGCTTTCCCGATACTTGCGAAAGGATAACTAAAAGAGCCTTTCCCGTTGGTGTCATCCCCACCTTTGCTGACATAATAAGTATTATCAGAAACGTCATAAGTTCTTATGTCTCCTCTTCCATATACATCACCTTTAAATACGGCCTTTCTATAAAATTTATCAATTCCCATAATATTAAATCTCCTTTTCTATAATCTTTTAAGAGAGGGAGATAAAGATTTCTCCCTCTCTGTTGTTTTTCTAAGTTGATTAAGTTATACAAGCCTTCATTAAATAACTACAATCGACTGAAACTAATTTCTCATCGACTATCATTGAAGGCTCAAACCAATCACTATGTTTTACTTCTATTCGGGCCCTGCGAGTTTTATTTTTTCCAACTTTAAAGGTATAACCCAAAGAGAATTTTTTAATTCCCGGTCTTGGTTCTACATAAGCTAATATGGCATGTTTGCCCCACATATAACCATAAACCGCATTCTGTCCTTCTTTTTTGGTATTGTACCCGGCAGCTCCGATTATTACTTTATCTACTTCAAATATTGAAGCCATAAGTTCAGCGGTAACTACACCTTTTTGGACATATTTAATCCGTTCCAGAATATCGGGATGGTGTTTTAATTGGTCATAAACTTGTACACCTAATAATAATGTATTCGGATATCTGAATATCCTGCTGTGGATATCCTGCTTCCCGGTTTCAATATCACTAATAGGATCAGAGTTAGTATAATCTTCCCATTTCACGGCAATGGTAGCATGGTGAGTCATCCCTGCCCCAGTCAATAAATCGACTATTCTTTTTTCTTGAGCAAGTTCAATAATATCAGTTAAAAATTCTGTAGTATCTACTTCAAGATTTAGAGGTTTATCGGCATTGTTTTTTTCTCGATCATCTATCAAATCATTTAGAGCATGTTCCTCACACTGATAAGTCCCGGTGGTTACTTTCCAATCTACAGTCTTTGATTCAGTCTTAGGGGCTCTCAAAGTTTGAGGAATTCTAAATCTATCTGCTTTAGAATCATATTTATAATATTTATCACTTTCTTTTTTTACCGGCACAACCGGCAATAATTGCAATCCCACATATGCAGCATTGCTATATTTTTCAGAAATATTACTTAATATTGCGTCTGTATGCACATTCGCTAATTCTGGCATTTATTTTCAACTCCTTTCTTTTTAATATTAATATTTATTATGCATTGTAATACATGTGAGTTAGTAAAACTTCTACGATATCATTTTGAGCAGTAGCTGCTTCCAAATCTATTGCTCCAGCAAAATCCTTAGCAGTGGTAACCGGAGTACCAGCTCCACCAGCAATAGACTTTATAGGTACTGCTTCGTTAACTGCTGCATCCATTACTAATTTACTTGTTCCTAATACTCTTACCCTGGCAGCTTCGCCAACAGCAGGAGTATTTTGTAAAATACCAATAGACACTCCACCGGCACCGCAAACAATGGCAGTACCATCAGTATCGAGTGTAATGAAATGATATTGGGCTGCAGCAAGAGTTGCTGAACCACAAACTAAAGTTATATCTAAAGCTCCAACAGCTTGAGACATTACGATTCACATCCTTTCTTATTTTCAAATTTTTACATAACCAAAGATGACTGAAATGGTTTTATTAATTTATTATATTTCTTAAGATTTTCCTTTGCGGGTAATAACCTTAAATTTTCCAAAGCCCAACATCGTTGGAAATCATAATCCTCTGGTTTATTAAAGTTAAAAGCACTTATTGGAATAATATGGTCTATATGAAGTTCACCCCGTAAAAAATCGTTCCAACTATAATCCAATGGCATTGTCTTTAATAATCGTTTGATTAAATCATTTACTGTATAACCTACAAGGACTTCCCAGTGTTTATTGCTTTTTAATTCTTTCTCTATTTCCTTTGAAATTTTCCAGTTAAGATTAAATCTCAAATTTGTTCTATATCTATTTTTAAAATATTGAGAATTATTCTCTCTCCATCTTTTACAACATTTTTTTAATTTCTCAGGATTACGTTTTTGCCATCTTTTATTTATTTCTATTACTTTCTCAGGATTATCTTTTCGCCATTGTTTCTGTTGTTTTTTTCTTTTATCTTTATGTTCAATATAATATTGTTTATTATATTGTTTTGTATTAGACATATTGCTCCAATTCTATTATATTATTTTTTCTTAGATTCAGTTGAATCTAAAACTGCTAATACAGAATCGCGGTAAGACACATTAGGATTTTTCTCCATGTATTTCTGGACTTTCTTCTCTTCTGGAGTTAATTTTTCTTTACCCTCTTCTTCCTGTTCCTCTTCACCCTTGCTTAATTCAGCAAAAATGGAGTCAGAGAAATTAGGTTGAAGTTCGATAAATTTTTCCAGTAATTCCCGCTGTGAAAGTTTAGTCTCTTTGTCATCTACCGTAAACTTTATTTTCTTTTCATCGGAAGCGGACTCTACAAGAGCCATTAAAACCTCTTTCTGTTTAGGTAGAAAACGCATGTCTT